GTTCTAGGACGTAATTTGGTATGTATGGAGCAGCAGCGCCGAAACAGCAAGTGACTGCGTAAGCGCTGCTGCTTATACCAACTCAATCGAACTATAATGGACGATAAAGAACCCATCCCAACGTCAGAATTCTGCATTCACGGCAAACTCTACGGCGATTGCAACCCGTGCGACCTCGCCGCCGATCTTGCCTTCGATGAATTCTGCAAAGAACCCAAGCCCCTGATCATCGATGAAGAAGCTCAGCCCAGAACAGAACCCGACACTCCTTGATGTCCCGTCCCTGTGGCAGGAAGAATGGCAGGATATGCCTGAATTCGTCATGGAGGATCTCCGCCCATATCGCGTGATAAACGTGCGCTTCCGCAATGAGGAAGACGTGAAAGAATTCGCTCGCCGCATGGGCCAAACCATCACCCCCAAACAACGCGCACTCTGGTTCCCTGCGATGGATCATCGCCGTGCATCTCACTTGCGCTACACTCAGGAATCTCCTGAGGCAGCGCAATGAACCCGCGCTATCCGATCTACATTGTGTCAAAAGGCCGCGCTGACTCGCGCCTGACCAGCAAAGCACTGGAAGCCCTGAACGTCCCATACCACATCATCGTGGAAAAGGATGAGTATGACCTTTATGCCAGCGTAATAGATCCCGCCAAGATCCTGACGCTGCCGCCGCAATACCATGAGCAGTATGAGACGTGCGATGAGCATGGCCGCTCCAAACCGCTCGGCCCGGGGCCAGCACGGAACTTCGCATGGGACTCCGCCGCCCTCCACGGCTACCAACGCCATTGGGTCATGGACGATAACATCGCCTCGTTTAATCGCCTCAACCGTAACCTCATGGTCAAAGTCACCGATGGAGCTATCTTCGCCGCCGCTGAGGACTTCGTAGACCGCTACACCAACATCGCTATCGCTGGCTTCAACTACGATTTCTTCGCCAAGGCCAAGGAACCACTCCCCGCATTCGTCCTAAATACACGCATATACTCCTGCCTCCTCATCCACAACGCCCTGCCATATCGCTGGCGAGGACGCTACAACGAGGACACCGACCTTTCCCTCCGCGCCCTCAAGGACGGCTACGTCACTTGCCAGTTCAACGCCTTCCTGCAAGAAAAGGCCACCACCCAAACCCTCAAAGGCGGCAACACAGACGCATTCTATGCCCATGAAGGCACAGGCCCAAAATCCGAAATGCTCAAGGCCATGCACCCTGATGTCTCCGAAATCACTGGGCGCTTCAATCGACTCCACCACTACGTCGATTACAAAAGATTCAAACGCAACAAACTCAATCGCGTCCCGCACTACGCACAATTTGTTCGCACCGGCGCCGTAAACAATTATGGTATGCACCTGACAACAATCAAATGACCTTCGATGATCTCCGCAAACTCGGATACCACCAACTCCCTGATGGATCGTATTCCCGCCCAACTGCCGCCGCGCCTGCGAATAATCCTCACGGGATACCTCACACCGTCTCTCAATCAACTCTTGGGCAAACACTGGTCACACCTACTCAAAGAAAAGAAAAAGGCCGCTCTCGCGCTATCGTGTGCATTACGAGGAGATCGTGCAATGTCCTCGACTTGGACAATTTTGCAGGAGGTTGCAAACCACTCATCGACCAACTCCGCTATGCCAAACTCATCCCGAACGATGATCCGCAAAGCGTCGAACTTCAATTCGTCCAAGAAAAAGTCAAAACGCGCTTGGAAGAAGAAACCATCATCGACATCCGCACCTAAATAATAGTCGAATCACTTTCAAACACCTGTTTGATTATACCATCTGCCTAAACCCTGTCAATATTGAAGTCACAACACCATGAAGAACAAACAATTGGCAAAGCCTATCGGAAGACCATCTCTCTACTCCGAATTCATCGCCAACGCCATCTGTGAGCGCATATCTCTCGGTGAATCCCTACGCTCCATCTGCCGTGATGAAGACTTCCCTGACAAGGTCACCGTCCTCCGTTGGCTTAAAAAGCACCCAGAGTTTCGCACCCAATACGCACAGGCGCGAGACGAGCAGGCCGACACATACTTCGATATGATCTTCGATGAAGCCTTCTCCGCCCATGACGCACAGATCGGAAGGCTCAGGGTTGATGCCCTCAAATGGATTTCCAGCAAGCTCGCACCGAAACGCTACGGTGATCGGATTGAGCATGAGCATACAGGCGAGCAGAAGCTGACGCTAACCTTCAATACGCCATCCCGCGACGAGCATCCTGAGTTAGTGGATGCGGAAGTCATCGATGGCGAATATGCGCTTATAAAGGAGGATAATGACAAAGCTGAAGCTAGTCAGGAATGACGGCAGGCTTGAGATCCACACTGACTTTGGCATCGTCGGCAACAGGCTGACCCGTGGAGAGCCGCTACCCCGCTACGAATCCAGCTATCCCGACACCCCAGACGGCTTTGCTCAGGCCAGCGCCGACATGGCTGAAATTGAGAAATACATCAGGAAACACAATGAGCGCAAAACCAAGCACTTACGCAGGAAATAGCTCCATAACTAAATACAAGATAAGTAATGTATAGTGGAATGGAATCATCTATCAATAAAGCCCCATATGAATAAAGCCATGAATACCAAGAAGAAACGAACCATCACTGAGAAAAGTAAACGTAACCCTTGTGGGGAGGGAAGCGCCCTTGGTGCTGGTTCACCCCCAGAGATAGCCAAGCTCCAGAACGCCCTAGAGCGCTGTGCCGACAGGGAACTGGCCCTGACACTGGAAGTCTATGACCTGAAGCTCAGGCTCAAGGATGCGATGACTTGCTGCAGGACGTTCTTCCACGTAGCAGGCAAATGCGCTGAGGACGGCTGGCTGCAGTTTGAGAAGGCAGCGATCCTCTACCAGCGCCTTCTGGAGAAGGAAGAGCGGCCATGAGCGATACGCTTAGAAACTACGAGAGTGACACGCCCGAAACCTGTGAAGCCGTCGAACGCTGGCAGCAGGGGAAGATTAATATTTTCGATGAGATGGCGCGGATGGAACGCGAACGCGACCAATGGCGCGAGTGCGCGGAGAGGTTAATCGACTACGCGCACGAATCTCTCGCCGAGCTTGGCACTTGGGGAAATGGCTACGAACGCTATGAGAGGCAAATGGAGCAAATCCGAGCAGACATTGCCGAGTTTGATCGGCTGAAGGGAGAGAGCAAATGAGCATGACGCCTGAGACAGACGTGATGCGGAAGAACCTCGTAGGCTCGCCCGTTGGACGCCAGATCATCCGCATGACTGAACACGCTGAGCGCATGGAGCAGCAACGCAATGATGTCTTCAACGATCTTAGGGAAGCCAAGCGCCTGCTGGAATGGCATACGCGCAAGACTCAGGCCGCAGTTGATGCTTTCATCGCTGTGAAGAAGGAGCTAGACGAACTAAAAGCACAGAGCCACTACGATGACGTGATGGCAATGCAACCACTCAAATGAAGCTATTATTGCCGCTTATGATCATGCTGACATCCTGCGTCAGCACACCGAAGAACCCTGAGGCTTGGATGGAGAAGGAGATCAACGCCTGCCTGCCGACAGCAATCGCCTTCCGCGAAGGGCTGAGGAAATACAACGTCTGGAGCGAAGTGCTGATCACAACGTGGAACGATCCGAAGCCGCGAGGCCATGCGTTCTGCGTCTATCTGTATCCGTCAGGGCAGAACCAGCTTTGGAGCTATGACAATTGGGGCAGCTACAGGACGCGAGCCTACACGAACAATCCGACACAGGTTGCGGAGCAGTCGCTGAGAGCAAGGGCCATCTACCATCCGCCAACGTCAGCATATTACGTCAAATGAGCAAGCAGCATCCCAAGCCGACAGTGGCACAGATGGCGAAGAACTTCTTCAAGTCTGCCGCTGTGTTCGTCGCTGCAGGGATGCCTCGCGCCTCAGTGGCGGACATAGAGAAGCGCTTGGACTTCTGCCGCTACTGTGAGCACTACGATCAGACAGGCTATGGCGGCATGGGCAGATGTCTCGTCTGTGGCTGCAACATGGAGATCAAGAGCGCGATGGCTACGGAATACTGTCCGCTTGGCAAGTGGTGGAAGGTGAGCGCGAACAAAGAGGAGAAGCATGAGAAGTAAGCTGATCAGGATGCGAGGCCCGACAATAACGCCCATTATGTTCCTGCTGGGAATAGTGGCCTGTTGTGCGTTGATGGCGCTGACAGCTAGGGTTGCGGACAAGTGGCACCAATCGAAACAAACGAAACAGAGCAATATAGACCTGAGCCTATGTCCTATGTGTGGTCAGCCTGTGCGGCAATGATAGCGCTGGCACTGATAGGATGCACAGGAACGCGACCTGAGGCAGCGTATGATGACAAGGCAAGGATGCTGTGGCTTGGGATTCGGGTGGAAATGTAAACCAAACGAGCGTTCAGTATACACAACGGAAGTTATGTTAAACGGAGTAGCGGAAAACTTTAACAGGTGAAACTCTTAATAAAGGATCATATGACGTGCAGGACTAAGAAGCAGCTTCTGAAGAAGCTAGGAGAACTGATGGACGTGGATGAGCCGATCATCTTGGCTGACGGCTTTGAAGAGGCTTTCGTCGGAGTGGCGAGGCAATTCAACAAGCCGATTGCGATCTACCATCGCGACAAGTGCATAAAGATACTTATGCGTCAGGGGATGAGCGAGGATGAGGCTGAGGAGTTCTTCAGCTTCAACATCGAAGGATGTTACTCAGGAGAACAAACGCCTGCTTATTTGGATTGGATACTGGAGCCAGTGTTGCTGCATGGAAAGAACTAAGATCAGGAAGAGCCTTAACATGGCGCTGGCGCTGGCGAACGAGATTCGTGCAGAGGCTGAGCGCGATGAATATAAGGGCATATTGTATGCGGCAGCGCATATTCTGAAGAAGGCGGCGGTTGGCGGAACGATGCCGAAGGCGATTGATGAGGACATGGCGAAGTCGATAGTGCTGCAGTATGTGCAGGACTTATTGGACAAAGATCAGTTTGAGGCGGCGGCGACGATCCTGTGGGGGAACACGGTTTACGATTGGCGTCCGATGTCGGCACGGGATACGTGGAGATGCCTGTTTGAGCATGACAAACTGCTGATTCAGGGGGCGGGAGCGATGGGCAAGACGTTCAATGCGGCGGCATGGTTCCTATTGGATTGGATGCGTGATCCTTATTATACGTGTATTAAAGTGGTTTCGCTGACGGAGGCTCACGCACAGCGGAACGTATTTGCGGCGATTAAGACATTTTATAGGACGGCGCTGGTGAAGCCAGAGTATGAGGGCGGCGAGGAACTGGTGAAGTCGATTCAGGCGAACGACGATGACAAGAATGGGATCCACTTGGTTGCAGTGCCGAAGGGCGATAGCGGAACGGGAACGCTGAGAGGATTCCATCCAGCGCCAAGGGCAGGGAAGCCGCATCCGAAATGGGGGCTTATGAGCCGAACCCATGTAGTGCTGGACGAGGCGGAGGAAGTTCCCGCTGGCGTATGGGAAGGATTGCAGAACATCTTGTCGGCGGCGGACACTGACGGCGCAAAAGGACGCATTAAGATTTTCGGAGCGTCGAACCCGAAGGACAGGACGAGTGAATTCGGGAAACGGTGCGAGCCTGAGCGCGGGTGGATGAGCGTGGATTGTGAGGAGGACTTTGAGTGGAAAAGCAGGGACGGGTGGCACGTATTGAGGCTGGATGCGGCACGGTGCGAGAACGTGACGCAGAGGCGGACTGTGTTCCCCGGCTTCCAGACCTACGAGGGCTACATGGCCTACGAGGCGCGAGGCAAGACGGCGGAATACTACACGATGGCGCGAGGCTTCTTCCCGCAGGAGGGCATCAGCATGGCGATCATAACGCCTGCTATGATGGACAATTCCATTGGGAACGTGCGGTTCATTGGGCCAGTGGTGCCGCTGGCGGCATTTGACTTGGCCTTGGAGGGAAACGATCAGGTGCTGTGCTCGCACGGGCGATTCGGGCTGTGCGATGGGTGGACGCCTAGGGATGGGAAGTTCATTGAGTTCAAGAAGCCGAAGATTGTCCTCCAGTTGGATGGGCAGATCAGCTTCCCGAAGAAGGCGACACTTGAGCAGACAACGGCGATCATCAAGTTCTGCAAGCAGATGCGGATCGGGCCGAACTGGCTTTGCGTGGATCGGACGGGCAACGGCGCTGGTATCCACGATTCTTTATGTAGCCTTTTTGGATCGGAAGTCATGGGGGTGAATTATAGCTGGGCGGCGACAGAAACCCGTATACTTGGCGACGATAGCCAGAAGGCGAACGAGTTATACAGCGGAGTGGTGACCGAACTGATTTTCGGGCTGGCGAAGTATCTGGAGTTTGAGTTCCTGAAGATTGCGCCGAGTTTCAGGAACGAGGACGTAGTCAAGCAGGCCATATCGCGTCGATATAAGCAGCAAGGGAAGGGATTGGTGCGGGTAGAGAGCAAGGCGGACTTTGTAAAGCGGACAAGGCAGAATAGCCCTGACGCATTGGACTCCCTGTCTTTATTGGTCTATTTGATGCGCCAAAGGGGCGGGGCGGTTCCGACAATGACCGATCCGAAGCCAGAGCCGATGGAGAAGCCGATAGAAACTATTGTTGACAATTTGGAGTTTGTAGACTTTAGCGAGTGAGATACAAACGGTTATGCGCGAATCCAGCAAAGCAATGCTCCGAAGGTTTGAAGATCCGAAGGAATCCGAATTTTGGAAGACGGTATTCAGTGGGAGCGGGATTGACGTGGGCGCTGGCGACGATTTGATTGCCGTAGAAGGGGCGCGAGGGTTCGACGTTCAGGATGGAGACGCGAACAGGCTGGCCGATTATTTTGAGGAAACATTCGATTATGTCCATGCCAGCCAGTGCTTGGAGCATATGCACGATCCCAAGGCCGCGATGGAACAATGGCTCAAGGTCTTAAAGCCTAACGGGTATTTGGTGGTGACCGTCCCAAGCTGGGAACTGTATGAGGGCATGATTTGGCCGAGTCGCTACAACCCTGATCATAAGATCACGTTTAGTATGTGGCAGAAAGACAGTCCCGCCCCGCATCATGTAAAGGTGCCTGAGTGGCTTGAGCAAAACTTCCCGCAGCATACGGTTTGTCTTTGCAGGCTGGTCGATACAAACTACAATTATAAGATTGGCACCAAGATGGATCAGACCTATAGATTTGAAGATCGTGTGGAAGCGTTTATTGAGTTTGTTATTCAAAAGCAAAAGCGCGGAGGAATTGTCTCCAGCTTCCTCAACGGATAACCCCCAAGAAGCCCAGAACCCCCCGTCGAATATTATGGCAAAACCAATCTGGGGATTTACGCCGCCCGGTGGATGGCATTACTACGAAGGCGATGTCAAACTTGATGCCATTACATTGGATCAGCTTTACGAGACGGTGACGAATTACAGGGCGGAAAATCACTTGCCGCTTGGAGATGTCGAGGGAGATGTAAATTCATTCCTTTGCAGCAACTACCCGAATCACTGTCATGGAGTTGACATGGTCGCTATTACCAGCGTTATGGCTCCATCAAAAGCGAGCGAATTGCTGCAGGACATAACGACATGGGCGAGGACTTTGGCAGGATCCAGAACGCAGCATCTGCTGGTTTCCAATGATTTGGCAGAACAAAGGGCGAAAATATGCAAGACGTGTCCAAACAACGTGGCATGGAAGTCAGGATGTAAATCATGCATTATTGCCGCAGATCGACTTTCAACGAGTCTAAGACAGGCTCGCGATACGCAAACAACCAAAGCTCTTGGAGGGTGCAGGCAGTTGAGGCATGACAATAGAACTGCCGTTTTCTTTGACAGGAGCCACTTCACAAGGCCAGCGGACTTGCATCCCCATTGCTGGTTAAACGACTACTAAAATCTACTAAAATGGCAACGAGATCATCCAAACCGCTTCCTCCCGAAATTACAGACACGTATGCGAACGAGGCAGCGCGAATAGCAGACGCAACCGACAAGCCGAAGATTCTTGGACTTCAAATCAGCGATGCAGGCCCGAATGCTTCCAGCGACATTGTAAATCCGAAGAACCTGAAGGTTCGCAGGGTTTTCCGTGATACGCAGCAAGCCTACAGCGCATACAAACGTCTGAAGCAGCAAAATGCCGAGCGAAACCGCAAGAATCAGTTGATCCAGAAGAAGCTGAACAATGAGCCGCCGTATCAGCAGAAAAAACTGGAGAGCATGGGGCAAAGCTGGCGGA